ATATTGATCTAATAACTTATACCAACTTATAGGATCACCTGTTCTTGTAAACGAACTACCTTGCCCAGACTGTTTATCTGTAACTCCTTCAGTACCTCCGATAAGTTTTGCAACATTGTTAAAGACTAATAAGTCAAAGTTTCCAGGTGATACAGTTGTTGTTGCCATAGGTATTGTTGCATCAATCAACCCATCATTTATACTTCCGCTTTCGTCAAAAATATTCATAATAATTTTTTCGATAACACCAAGTTTTTTAACTTTCGCCGGCGGTGTAATCCATATAGGAATAACAAATTCTAATTCTCCTACATCGATTTCTGTGTCAACACCTTGTGGAATCTGTCTTGTACTGTAACTTACATTCGCTAATTCAATTAAACTTAAACTAGTCCAATCCACATAGTTTGACGTACTCTGAATTTCTAATGCAGGATTAAACAGAACAAGTATTTGTTCCATAATTTGTAATTTTTGATCGGTATTAGTTGACCATATATCAGTTTTCATTCTTAAAGTAAATGGTACTGGCATAACTCTTTCTACCGTATATCCTGGACCTTGGTCTTCAAGATAATCACCTGCACTATCTGTATCTCTTGTACGTACATGCATTTTATCAACAAATGTTGGATTCTGTATACGGTCTCTAGCATACTCCATGCCATTGATATAACAAGCAATTCTTGGAGCACTCATTACTTTGTTTTCTGAATTATCTTTTATAATACTTGCAACTTGTCTAGTTAAATTACCATAACTTACTGGAACTTTACGTAAAGTGCCTGCGCCATCTTTATATGAGAAGTTACTAAATGCTCTCATAAATTGAGTTACAAATCTTCTTATCTGACCATCATAAAAATGTTGCATTAATTATCCGCCTTAGGTTTAAGTGCATCTGAAAGACTTTGTCTTTCCTCAATAGTTTCACTGTTAATTTCGTTTGTGTTTGTATTATTAATAAATGTACCAAGTTGTGTTTTAGTATTATCACTGCTTGGCGGTACTGTACGGACATTATCTTCAACTTTTAACCAATGATTGCCATTATATCTAAAAAGTCTATTAGGTGAAAAATCTGTTCTTAAAAAATAATCGCCTTTACTACTACCGGATGGAAATGAAACTCCAAAACTATAATTTGCACCATTTGCTGGAAGAGCATTTCCGGTGTTATATCCTACGTAGTAATTTCCGGCTGGTGTTTGTAGTGTCCCTGCTTGTGGCCCTGTAGTATCAACGTTGCCGTCGTCGTCAGTAGGTAGTACAAAAAATTTATCAGTATCATACCCTGTAAGAGCAACATCTTCTGCCGCTTGATTCAAGACTGCTGTATTAATTTGCATTTCTTTATCGTATGTACTCATTACATCGCGTAATGATTTGCCTTCTTCACCGGATTCTTTATCAAATATATCTTTAAATTCTTGACTGTCCATAACTGGCTTACATTTACATCTGTATAAATGTGGATACCAAGTTTGTGAAAATCCTTCAGCACTTCTGTTGATATCTTCAACAACATAAAACCGCTTTAGTGCTACTTGAAAATCGTTTAATGCATATTCGTCTTTTAAGTGAGGTAACTCGAATACATCACCAGGCATTAATTTTCTGCCAATTGCTTCAACAGTAGAGTTCATATGAAATGTAATGAACACTGTATCATTTTGTAAAAACATTCCAAACTGTGATAAGTCAAAATCTAAATCTTGTACATTATATATTCCACGCAATGTATAAAGATCGTCTGCATATTGTCGATCTCTATTTTCTAAGAATAATAAATCCTGAATTTTTGTCTCAGGAATATCACTAACTCCTTTTGGTTCACTAGGAGTTCCTGTACTAGGCTCTTTTGGTCCTAGATACTTGTGTACAAATATGTCAGTACCACCTATTTGAAAGGTTTCTTTAATGTTCCTGTCTATAAAGCGGTAGTCTGCACTCTTTTCTGGTTTATATATCGATAGTCTCGGCATAACGTTATTTATTGAATAAATACTATTACAATAGGATCATGATACCCCCAAATAAGGATAAATATATACATGAGCGATTTAGCCACAACAAAACAAAAAGTATTTGATTACGTTCGCGTACTACTAGGCGACGGAATGATCGATGTTGAACTCGATCGAGAACATTATGAAATTGCTTATGAAAAGTCTTTAGGAAAATATAGACAACGTGCAGAAAATGCAGTTGAAGAAAGTTATATTACCTTAGAACTACAAACTGATAATAACGATTACATTTTACCAAACGAAATTATGGAAGTCAGAGAAGTGTTTAGACGATCCATCGGTTCACGATCTGGTGGCGGCGAAGGTGGAACAATTTTCGAACCATTTAACTTAGCCTATACAAATACATACTTGTTAAGTTCGACACAAATGGGCGGACTTGCAACTTATTTTGCATTTGCCGGATATCAAGAACTTGTTGGTAAAATGTTTGGTAGTTTTATTAACTTTAAATTTGATACTTCAACTAAAAAATTAACAATTTTTCAAAGACCAAGAGCAGACGAAAGAATTTTACTTTGGTGTTATAATCAAAGACCGGAATTTAATCTTTTAACAGATCCGTATTCAGGACAATGGTTAAAAGATTATACACTCGCAACGTGCAAATATATGATTGGTGAAGCACGTGGTAAATTTGCAACTATTGCTAGTCCACAAGGCGGAACATCATTAAATGGTGACGCAATGAAAGCGGATGCACAAGCAGAAATGGAAAAACTAGAGCAAGATTTAGGAAATTACGTGGATGGTTCTAAACCGTTATCATTTGTAATTGGCTAAAAAACACTTGACAAACTCTCAAAAATAACGTATTATACTAACTTCAATGGGATATATAAAATGATTATTGGTTTTGTAGGCCTTATAGGCTCGGGTAAAGATACGTGTGCTGACACTCTCGTTAGCGAGGGCGGGTATAAGAGAGTTAGTTTTGCTACTAATTTAAAAGATGCTGTTGCCGCTATTTTTGGTTGGGATAGAGAGTTCCTCGAAGGTAACACTGAAGAGTCAAGGCAATGGCGTGAACAAGTCGACGAGTGGTGGGCAGAAAAATTAGATATACCTAACCTTACTCCTCGCTGGATACTTCAATATTGGGGTACTGATGTACTAAGAAAAAATTTTCACGATGATATATGGATCGCTAGTTTAGAAAACAAATTGCTTACAATGAAGCAAGATGCTGTTATCAGTGATGTACGTTTTCCTAATGAAATTAAAATGATTAAGAGGTTACGTGGTAAAGTTTATCGTATAAAACGCGGCCCAGATCCTTTATGGTTTCCCCGAGCAGAAACACAAAACAAAATGCAAAAAGAAAGCCAAGAACACAAAAATCATGTTTTTATTGATAAAATGTCAGAACTACATCCTGATGTACATATTAGTGAATATGCTTGGGTAGGTGAAAAAGTAGATGATGTTATCGAAAATGACGGATCTATAGAGGACTTACACAATGCTGTTAGAAGTCAGGTGTTAGGTCTCCCTGTTTCCAAATAGCATTTTTTTTCTGTAATATACGCTGACAATTAGCACATATTGTTTTCAAGTTACTATGTCTACAATTAGTTAAATTTCCGTCAATGTGATAGACATTAAATTGTTCTTGATTTTTACTTGTAAATCCGCATTTATCACAAGATGATTTTTGCTTGTATCCTGCTTGATACCAAAAGGGTATTCCGGGAGATCTTCCAGAAGCACAACGATCACACTTACTTCTATAGTACGGCTTTTTACCTTTGTAATAGTTTATTGCAACCGGTCTCTTATTACATGTTTTACATAACGATCTACTCATAAACGTATTTACCACGCCCTTTTCGACCCCTTTTCTTATATGTAATGACGGCTGAAATTGACTAGATCATATAAATATAATTAGAATACAACGTAAAAGGAGTAACAAAATGGCTTTATCATCACCAGGCGTTGACGTTAGCGTAATAGACGAAAGTTTCTATGTCCCTGCCGCTGGCAACACAGTGCCTTTAATAGTAGTAGCAACTGCTTCAAGCAAACCGAATGGTTCCGGAACAGGAACTGCGGCCGGTACTACACAAACTAATGCAGGAAAAGTTTATCTAATAACAAGTCAAAGAGAATTAACAGAAACCTTTGGAAACCCTACTTTCTATACGGATACTTCAAATAATCCTATACACGGTAGTGAACTAAATGAATATGGTCTGCAAGCCGCTTACTCCTACCTTGGTGTTGCAAACAGAGCATATGTTGTTCGCTCAGATGTAGACTTAGGAGAGTTAACAGGGACTGCAAGTGCTCCAACAGGTGCTCCAACAGATGGAACTTATTGGTTTGACATTGATGATTCATTATACGGAATTTTTGAATGGAACTCTGCAACACAAAAGTTTACAAGTAAAAATCCAACAGTAATTAACGATGCGGCATCATTAGATGGTGTTTCAGGATCATCATACACAGGCGTAAAAGCAAGTGTAGGTGCAAAAGGCGATTATGCTGTTGTAACATGGAATACAGAAAACAAGTTCTTTTATAAAAATATCGATAACATCTGGGTACAAGTTGGTTCATATGACGAATCAGCATTTGATGCCGCAGGATTTAGTAGTGCTGATACATTTATCTCAACTACTTGGGCAACAAGTTGGCCTACAGTAAGTGCTACGTTAACACCAACAAGTGTTGATACAGCAAGTATTGTAATTAATAACACACAAGTAAACATCACAACTGGTACAGTTTCAGGAGTTGCAGAAGCAATTAATGCCGCTGGTATTACAGGTGTTGGTGCTAAAGATGTTGCAGGACGTTTAGAAATTTACACAGACGCAACAACATCAATACTTGGCGGCGCTGATTCAACTACAGGTGATGGTGGTTTAATTATTGCAGAAGGTAGCGGATTATCACTTTCACAACTTGGAATTACAGCAGGACACTATCATGGTCCAGAAACACAAATTTCTGCACACAGTTCTGTTCCACTTTGGAAATCAACAGATAACGTAATTATTGAAGGTTCACAATACGACGGCTTACGTCCATCAGGAAGTGTTTGGTTAAAAACTACTACTCCTAACTTAGGCGCAAGTTGGAAAGTTAAAGTGTACAATTCATCAACTGGATTATTTTCAACAGTTGATGCACCAATTTACAACACTAGAGAAGAAGCAATTAAGGCTTTAGATAATGCCGGTGGCGGCGCTAATATTGCAACAGGATCATTATTTGTATTAGCAAATACTTCAGATGATGATAACCCGATGGCAGACTTTAGAATCCAACGTAGACAGTTACCAAGACCAACAACTGCTACAGCAGGAACTGCTAACCCTACTTTAAGTGCTGGAACTAAAACATTTACAATTAGAGAAACTGTAAAAGGTTCTGCAACATTAGTAAGCAAAGATGTTTCGTTCACAGGAACAGATGCAAATGCGTTTGTTGCGGCAGTTTCGAGTGCAGGATTAACAAATGTTGTTGCAGAGGTAACAACTGAAGGTAAAGTTAAAATTACACACTCAATTGGCGGAGATATTAGATTCAAAGATGGTACTGGAACTCCAGTAGCAGGAGTTGGATTTAGTAGTTCACTAGATAATGTTTATACTGCTCCATCGATGGCGGCCGCAGGAGATACTTTTGTTATTTCTAATTGGAAACCATTAAGTTATGAAGCAAAAACAAATGCACCAAGTTCAACACCAGCAAACGGAACACTATGGTACAGCACTACATTAGATAATGTTGATATTATGGTACATGATGGTACAACTTGGAGAGGTTATAGTAATGTAAATAGCGATACTGATCCAAAAGGACCAATTGTTAGTGCAACTGAGCCTACTAAACAGTCAGATGAAACACCACTTGCAAACAATGACATTTGGGTTGATTCAAGTAACTCAGAACTATACGGAAAAAACATTTACAAATATGACGGTCTTAACTTAGAATGGGTTAAACTTGATACAGGCGATCAAACTACTGAAGATGGTATTTTATTTGCTGATGCACGTTTTGGTAAAACAGGTGCAACAGGTGATACTGCGGCAAGTATTGAAGACCTACTTACAAGTGATTACTTAGATCCAGACGCTCCGGATCCAGACTTATATCCAAGAGGTATGTTGTTATGGAATACTAGACGTTCGGGTAATAACATTAAGAAATTTGTAGAAGGACATGTTAACATTAATGCTAACAATGGTAAAAACATTAGATTTAAAGGTACTGGCGAAACATACAACGGTGGTGCAGAAGAATCTATGTCAGCATACAAAATCAACCGTTGGGTAGGATTTAATACAACTGCTGAAGATGGTTCAGGATTGTTTGGTAGAAAAGCACAACGTAAAACAGTTGTAGCATCTATTAAATCAACTATTGACACTAATGATGATTTGAGAGACGAGGAAACACGTAACTTTACATTATTAAGTGCTCCAGGATATACTGAAGCAACATCAAATCTAGTATCTCTAAACATTGACAGAGGTCTTACAGGATTTGTTGTAGCAGATACACCATTTAGATTAGGCTCAAGTGCAACTGAATTGTTAGATTATGGTAACAATAGTAGTAATGCTTTAGCAGACGGTGAAGATGGATTATTAACATACGATGAATATATGGCTACTTTTTATCCGTCAGGATTTACAACTGACTTGAGCGGTAACAATATTGTTGTTCCACCAAGTCATATGATGCTACGTACTATTGCACTTAACGATGCAGTGGCGTTTCCATGGTTTGCACCAGCAGGTACAAGACGTGGAGGAATTAGTAATGCATCAAGTGTTGGATTTATTGACAGTGAAGGTGAGTTTAAAGCAACTTCATTAAATGAAGGTACTAGAGATACAATGGCTAGTGCTAAAATTAATCCAATTACATTTATTACTGGTAGTGGCTTAGTTAACTTTGGTCAATACACAAGAGCAAGAAATGCAAGTGCGTTAGATAGAATTAACGTTTCGCGTTTAACGGCATACTTAAGACGTCAGTTAAACTTACTTGCTAAACCATTCTTGTTTGAACCAAACGATAAGATTACACGTGATGAAATTAAACAAGCGGCTGAAAGTTTACTACTTGAACTTGTAGGTCAAAGAGCATTGTATGACTTCTTAGTTGTATGTGATGATACTAACAATACTCCTAGCAGAATTGATAGAAATGAACTATACTTAGACATTGCTATTGAACCTGTTAAAGCAGTTGAGTTTATTTACATACCATTACGCTTAAAGAATACAGGCGAAATAGCAACTTTAGGGGCTCAATAATGAAGATAAATAAAACTGTAAAAGGAGCAAGATAATGGCAATTTCAAGTTTAAGTAGATTTACAGTTCCACTAGCAAGTGATCAGTCAGCAACCACACAAGGTTTGTTGATGCCAAAACTAAAGTATCGCTTTAGAGTATCACTTGAGAATTTTGGTGCTGGAAGTCCGTCAGTTGAACTGACAAAACAAATCATTGATGTAACTAGACCAAATGTAAACTTTGAGTCAATTGCAATTGATGTTTATAACTCAAAAGTTTACTATGCAGGTAAACATACATGGCAACCAATCACAATCACATTACGTGATGATGTTAACAATGCTGTTAACAAACTGTGTGGAGAGCAAATGCAGAAGCAATTTGATTTCTTTGAACAGTCAAGTGCGGCATCAGGTATTGATTATAAGTTTAAAACAAGAATCGAAATCCTAGACGGTGGTAACGGCGCTAATGCTCCTAGCGTATTAGAAACTTTCGAACTAGTGGGTTGTTTTATTCAAGATATCAACTACAATCAGTTAACGTACAGTGATTCTAATCCAGTAGATATTACTATGCAGTTACAATACGATAATGCTATTCAAACTAATGGCGCTGGTTCTCCAGATGGTATTGGTCAAGCAGTAGGTAGAACAATTAGAACGTTAGCAACAGGCTAATAACTAAATTTAAGGTCGGAGGTGTAAAAATCTCCGGCCTTTTTTTGTGACTAAATAATAGTATGGCTAATAAAATCACAAAATTCTTAGGTAATGTTTTCGACGGTATTTTTAGTTCCCGCGGGGATATGAGCGACTATCAACACGCCGCTAGACTATTCACTGATAACTTTAACAAGTTAAGTCCTAAAGTACAGTTCCTGTATCATGTAACATTTGTTATGAACAATATTGCAATAAGAAGTCCAGACGGGGAATTTAATAAAGCGGCGCCACAAATTGAATGTGGTATGCTTGTAAAAAACGTTAACTTGCCAGGTGTTACAGTTCAAACAGAAACTAAAAATCAATATGGTAAAAAAACTAACTTTCAAACAGGTGTACAATATACGCCTGTAAACTTTACATTTCATGATGACAATGCCGGTGTTGTTAGTAGTATGTGGCAACAGTATTTCAAAGCAAACTATAATGATAGTATGTTTCCAGATAATTTAAAAAGACAAAAACTATATACTAATGAAACCGAATTTGTTAAGTTTGGTTTGAACAGTGATAGAAGCGTAAGATTTTTTAATGAGATCAGTATCTATCAATTATCAAGGCATCAATTTTTTGAATTTACACTTATCAATCCCATGGTTACACAATGGGAGGCTCCGAGATTAGATAACTCAAGTTCACAACCTACAGAAAATTCTATGGGTGTAATTTATGAAGGTATCAGATATGCAACTGGCAGAGTTAGTCAAGATAATCCTGCAGGATTTGCACAATTACATTATGACAAATCGCCATCACCTTTAAGTATTATGGGTGGAGGAGGCGGAGGCCTATTCGGTTCAACAGGGGTTATTGCTGGAGGACTGGATGTATTTGGTGATGTTCAATCTGGAGTATTGACATCGGGTGATCCTTTTGCAATATTAGGTACAGCAATTAAAGCAAAAAATACTTTTGAAAACGCTAGAAATCTTACATCAGAAGGTGTAAGGCAAGAAGTTTCGGGGATTGCAGAAAAAACATTAAAAAATGTTGTTCAATCTGAAATCAGTAGTAACGCATCAACAAAATTTGATCAACACAAACTTACAGTTGCAGGTCCTGGAGCAACACAAGGTAATCCTCAAATAGCAAATAATGAGGAGAGTAATGTCACACCGGATAGTACTAACGTTTAAGGAACAACATGACTAACATTTATACAGACAATCCAAATCAAAGTAGTGCAGATGCAACTTTAGAATATTTTAACGATTACAATACAAAAAAAGTAGAATTTAAACCTTCAGACGTGAGTGCAATGAAGGGATTTTTTATGGAACGAGGAATGGAAGAACTTGCGGCGGATTCTACAGCATTTATTGTATTAAGACAATGTAAATATGAATCGTTAAATCCTCTAGAAATTTTAGACCAATTTAAACAAGTCGAGGGTCTTGACTTATCAACTATACTAGGTGACATCTTGAATTTAAATAGACAAGTTACTAGTACACTTGGAACTGTTAATAAAAATA